TGTTCCAAGCACCCTTGTCCAGGAAACTCTGCACAGGATCTTCAGTTACCCAGTTATCGAAACCCAAATCACGCAAGTCCCATCCAGCACGTTTTGCTTCATTGCGATACACCCAACGTGCATAACTGCCTTGACAGTGCATCAAGCAGGCACGCCAGAACTGTTTAGGGTTGTGTACCTTGTGATATGCCAGTGCCCATATGAGCCTGCCCAGGTTTACAGCGTGTGCTCTACACAAGCCAAAGCCAGACAGTGTTTGCATTTGATCATAGATGTCATACTTGTCAGGATGATCACCTAGCCTGCCCATGAATTCCATCATCTTTTCTTCATTCTTTTTGGCGAACGCTCTGCGATACATATCCGCTTCGTATGGACTTATGCCAATCAGTTTCATAATCTTGTCTATGGCATCATCTTCATACACAATAGCGTTTTTCTTGATGCCTTCTTCTGTCCAATCACGGAACCAACTTGCCTTGCGCCTACCTTCCATGGCAACAGGACGCACCAGCGCACTAGCAAACACACAGTCCTCTACACTTGTGGGTTGCAGGGCACGGAATAATCTTTTCATTGTAGGGCTTTCGCCCTGTGTAACACCTAATACATCACCGCGGCATAGCAAGTCTGCTGTGGCATCATCCTGCTTGGGATATTCATGCAGTGGGGTATCGGGATCTATTTCTAGCAACTGTGATAGTCCTCTGTTGGCTAAGATGTCCACTTTCAAGTGTTCCAAGTCCTCTACTTCATTTTTGTCTAGTAATATAAGATTGTCTTCGCGGAATAAACTTTTAGGTAGTGCCCTGTCAAATACTAGTACACCGCCGCAGTGTTTGCTGATACAACGCTTCTTGCCCATGAGTTTGCGTTCTATGCGGGTTGCTTCTTTGGCATCCACACCCAGTTTTTCATAGTCTATGTCTCTGGGCAAGCGTCCTTTTGCACCCAAGCGTTTTGCTGCTTCTCTTTTTGCACTCTTTTCCCTGTAAAGCACATAGTTTGATATCCTTGCACTTTGATTTGGCCAGGTGTCAAATACACGTTGCATTGCTAATTCTTGTTTGTGATGTGGTACGTCAATGTCCACGTCGGGTAAGTCGTCCCTGTGCGGATTCAAAAAACGTGCTAAAGGTATGCGCCACTCTATTGGATCCACATCCGTTATACCCATGAGATAACACACCAAACTGCTACCCGCACTACCGCGAGTCATGTGTGGTATGTCCTCATTGAGGTCCAATATTTTGCGTATCTTTAGGAAGTAGTCTGTGAACCGTTGCTGTAGTATGATTTCAAATTCTTCAGCAAGTCTATCCTGATATTCTTCACCGTTTGGTACTGGTCGCCTAAATTCTTCTAATAAACTCTGTATCTGTTCTAATTCTGTTGCCATGTTTTGCCTTTTCTGTGCCTAAGAACACTATTTAAGAAGCTGTCAAAATGGCTTATAAATATTTCAATGATAGTACGTTACATTCGTAATCAATGGACCATCTTAGAAAACTATAATAAAATTCGCAACACTGATTTTTACATTTGGATTGACGGATGGAACGTCGATTGGTTGTTCCATTATTTTGATAAAGTTGGATATCCTGCAATGGTGTTGAGCGACTGTGCAAAATTTTATGATCAGTACCCGGTACCAATTCTAGGATGCCATACTGTTGCTGCTCGTTTTTTGCAAGACTATAGAAACATTGATTTTGAGCAGGATACTGCTACCAACTATTGTGCTAATATTTTTGTTAATAAAAAACAAATGTCTCGGTTCCTAAGTCTTAAACTAGCATCTTTTCATAAAATTTCATTTGACTACGTTTGGAATGGCATAGGACGAGACGGTAATTTTGATAGAATTTTTAAAGAAAACGACTTATTTCAGTATGTTCCTAATACCCATAACCTTTTATCACGGCTTCGATTAAAAAAACAATGGATTGATGACAGCTACGGCGATCAAGATCCTGACAGTGTTGATCCTTCTCTCATTGAATTACCTCACGGTGGCGATAATGTATATTGTTGGCATACCTTTATGAAACAATTGATAACTCCGTCGGCAGTGTCGTTGATCAATGAGAATCCCAATTATGAGAATGCCAGTTTAACAACATGGAAAACAATGTTTCCAGTCCTTGGACTAACTTTTCCAATCTGGGTTGGTGGTTATCGAATTGCTGACGAAGTTAGTAGTATGGGAATTGATCCAATCCCTGATGTTATCAATCATAGGTATCAGTATAAGGAAACACTATTTGAACGTTGCTGGTATGCATTTCATGACAATTTGAAAATTTTAACTGACATTGAATACGCCACTGAGATGAGAATCAAACACATAACTAGATTGCAACAAAACAGAGACAAATTCTTAGAAGGCACAGTTTATCAACACTGTGTTGATACTGTACACAGTTGGGACATACCCGACGAAGTTAAAGACATCTACATCAACCGTTTCCTAGTAAAATTCAATAAGGATTTACAATGGCAGTAAATTTTGACAATTTAACGGTGTATACACATCCATGGAAGCATATTGTAATAGATAACTTTCTAGATAAAAATATCTATGATACAATGGTAGAATTTGGTAAAGAAAAAATCAAGGAAAACCATTGGGAAAGATTCGATTTCAATGTCGCTGGCTACAGTGATTTTCTCACTGGATGGCCCACCGACAAGATCATGGATCAATACATGCAGTGTCACTGGGAAATGGAAAAACAAAAACAATACATTTTTGGTTTGTTTGAACCAGATGTGCGTCCTTATCAAAATTGGAAATTCAGCAGCAATCTGCATACACAAGAACCAGGATTCGTGCATCCAATACACAATGAAGTTGAAAATAAACTATTGAGCGTGGTAACCTATTTGCACCCAGAATCCAGCGTTGGTACAATACTGTATAATGATGATCAAAGTAATCCATTCGAAGTTGAGTGGGCGCCAAACCGAGCAATGATTTTTAGCCCAGGCACAGGAAATAAATGGCACAGTTTTGCTGCCACTGATGATGCTCCAAGAGTTACTTTTAATGGGTTTTATGGACGTCTTGATTAGATTTAAAATCTGAAAGACTAAAATCAGTTCCTAGCAGATAATCAATACTTGCATCGGACGCATTACTCCATACAAGTATATCAGGATCTTGATATAAAAAGTCGCAATTTTTACAGTATTCTACGCTATCAAAATTGTTTTCAGCATGTGCTTGTCTGAGTGCTTGGTATTGTTCACCAGTCCACACTTGTTCAATTGTTTGATAGTCTAAATGTCCTAGTACACTTAGAGCTTCGTTAGGCGGACCCAGTGTTTGACAACATGGTGTAACAGCAGCAATGTGTCCATCTATGCCACCAGCTCTCACAGTAAGCTCTGGAGCAAATGGTCTGCCGCAGGTTTTTCTACTAGAGGTGTTTCTAATATACAATGGTTGATAGTTACCACTCCAGTTGTGCATCTTCCAGATGTAGCCAACACTGCCTGTAGGTTCTATAAAGTTTTTACGATATTCACTGACTTCATAATCAATATTGGCATGGTCCAGTATAAGATGATAACTTGCAACAACACAATCTTGAGCAGACTGTGTGACGTAGTCTTTGGTTTCGATAACATTGTTTTTGATCAATTCAAAATTGTCCTTGCTCATCCATTGACTGTACAATTCTCTGTTGTAGCCAATGCAACTGAAGCGTACAAAATTTAAGCCAGCATCTACAACATCCTTCATGTATTGACCATTTAGGTTACTTCCGTTACAATAGATATAGGACTTGAGATTTCGCTTGGTGCATGCTTCAATGTACAATGGCAAATCTTTCAGCACAGTAGGCTCACCAGATCCTTCGAGATTAATCACAGGAGTACCGTGTTTTTCTATTATTTGATCTAGAATGTTTTCAAACAAGTTCAGCGGCATTTTTTTAGTGAAGTCTTTGCCTCGTCCAGTGCTTTGAGGACACATTGAACAGGTATAATTACAACCGCCAAATACTTCAAGTACAACTCTCTGTAATTCCATATGGAATACTTATGTGTCATGAAAAACAAATTAGAAAAACTGAAGGTATAAGTATCAGCTGAATGTATACCATACTCACCAACAAACCGCACTTGGTCACTGATAATTGCAAATTTGCAGATCACAGTTACACAGCAAGTCAAACTGATATTGTGCATATATTTGATACCTACGTTGACAAATATCTGGCTAACAAAACACCTGTGTCAACACCTTATGCTCTACTAGCTGATCATTATTGTGACTTTGAAACAGTGGATGATACAAAAATTTTATGCTTGCCACTATGGGTAGCAAGGGAATCTAAATATTGGGCCAATGATGATTATTCAGAAACCTTGGAAACTCATTCTTGTTTTAACTTTATGGTAAACAAATACAAACTACACCGAAATCTGTTGATCAAATTCATTGAACTGTTTGGGTTAACCTCTGTTGATTACACCTATAGTGCTATTCATCCAGTGGCAGATATGTCTCCAGTTTTACAAGATCTTGAAATCATTCCTTATACTCTACTAGAGCAACCAGCACTTGCAGAATTACTGTCACCAGTAAAAACGCAGAAAAAGTTTATTTCTGCACCCGATATCTCTGAGAACGAAATCACAGATTCTAATAGAATAAATTATCTAGACAACAAACACTCTTGGGACATTGGCGTAAAAAACATATTCTACAACAGTGCAGTATCTCTAATCTCCGAAACTGATGTTGAGACAAACAGAATTATGTTTACAGAGAAAACTTTATTTGCTATACTAGGTTGTACGTTTCCAATTTGGGTAGGTAGTTATGGCGCACCAGACTTTGCAAAAAAAATTGGCATAGATATTTTTGATGACATTATTAACCATGATTATCAATACAAATCTACTGTGACAGAGCGTTGTTATTTTGCAATTAAAAACAACTTGCACCTGTTAACCAATCTTGATCAAGTAAAAATTTTGCGCAGAGAAAGATTATCACGTCTGGACCAAAACAAGCAGGCACTATTAGAAGGCAATATTTTTAATCGCTATATCAACGAGCAAATTTCTAAACTCAACAAGCCATTACAGCATGCTGTAAAACCCTTTGCTGATCATTACCTACAAAGCAAAAGTTCGCCCACTAACCAGGATCCAATTTCATATTAGCAACTTAACAAAGTACAATTTTGTTCACCAGTTGCCATAAATATCAAAAAGAGATTTATATTCAAATGCAAAAGAAAACTCGCAGTATTCTTGAAGAATTAGATACAATCTACAATGACAAATACAGTCAATTGAATGAACGAAAATATGTAGTAGAAAGCCGTGCTAGTAATGTTATTGCTAGTGCAATTAGATTATTGGAACAGATTGAAGAACTGTACAGCCCAGAAGAAGCTGAAAATCTACAACGTAAATTATTGAATAGTATTCGTCTTAAAGATCCACGCAAGTTTTCACGTTCAGTGAGGAGAGTCGATGAAAGCAAGTGAATTTGTCAGTGAAGGTTTTTTCGATAAACTGGCTACAGGTACTAAGAAGTTTCTTGACAAAAAACAACAAAATCTTTACGATCGTGTTAAGAAACAATATCCAGACGCCGACGAAACAACTATTATGACCATTGTCAAAGGTTTGGGTGATCCGTCGATGATGGCAAAAATAAACGATCCTCAGGTCCTGAAAAAAGCTGAGCTTATGCAAAAACACGGCATCACTCCAGATGAACTTGCATCAAAAGTTAAACAAAGAGCTGACCGTAAACCAATTGAAAAGAGTATTCAACGTCAAAAGCAAAAACTCAGAAAGCAAGGCAACCAGCAACCTACAACACAAAAAGTTAATACGCCACCAATTGGAGCAGTGTTACCTAGCAAGCAGTATGGTGACATAGTATTCAAAGGAAATATGTGGACCAGTCGAGACGGCGTAGTAAAGTTTAACAGCCCGGACGCAATTAAAAACTTAAATCGTTCATATCTTCAAGCTAAACAAGCTGGAGTAATCTAATGCTCACAGAAGGCGGAAATGAATTCAAAGATGCTGAAGGCAAACCAGCAACACAACGCATCAACCAAACGGATGTCAAGCCCACAGTTGCCTGGTTAGAACAACTAACTGGACTTGAATTGCTAAACAACATGCTAGGAAGCACAGGAAAGAAACCTACGTCAGGCGATTTGGACCTAGCAGTAGATGCAAACAAAGTAGATAAAGGTCAGTTTAGAGCAAAACTGGAACAGTGGGCAACCAGCCACGGACTAGATCCAAAAGAATGGGTTTCTGCTACTGGAATTAATATTCATCTTAAAACACCTATTGCTGGACGTCCTGATAATGGCTATGTACAAACAGACTTTATGTTTTTACAAAAGCCTGACTTTCAGAAATGGTATCTGACACAGGATGACGACAGCAAGTTCAAAGGTGTGACACGAGCTATACTGTTAGCAAGCATTGCAAAAAACATGGGTTACAAGATCAATCAAAACGTTGGATTGGTTAACAGAGCTACCAACGAGCTGGTCACTGACAATCCAGATGAAGTTGCAAAACTGTTTATACCGGGTGCCACAGACAGAACACCATTGGGCAGTGTTGAAAAAATATTAGCCGCTCTTAAAAAAGATCCTAAACGAGATGCTAAGTTAGCAGACTTCCGTGACTATGCCGCAAAGCAAGGCATCACTCTTGAAGAAACGGTTGACACAGAGGATGAAAATAGTGTACACTGGTTAGCTAGACTGAGAGACAGAGTTGTCAATCAGGGCTACCAAGTTATCGTCGAAAGTGCTATACTGGAGGAAGGTGTGCGCATAGAGCATCCAGAAGACCTAGTGTTTGATCGTGGTAGTGCAGGTATTGATACTGCTATCCAAGGACTTGAGCGTACAGCACAAGAGCCAACCACTGCAACCGTAAAGTGGGACGGCAAGCCAGCAATCATATTTGGCCGAAATCCAAAGGGTGAGTTTGTGCTCACGGATAAAGGCGGCTTTCTCAAGTCTGGTGGTGTTGGTCTTGCAACAAGTCCTAAACAAATGGCTGATGTACTAGCACAACGCAAGGGTGGCGGTAGAGAAGAACTAGCACAACTGTATGCTGATCTTTGGCCTGTGCTAGAAAAGGCGACACCCAAGAATCTCAAAGGATACCTACAAGCAGACCTGCTGTTCCATCCACAAAAGCCTTATGCAGAGCAGGACGGCAAACTCGTATTTGAACCAAACACTGTGAAGTACAGTGTGGATGCAAACAGTGATCTTGGCAAGCGTATTGCCGACAGCAAGTTTGGTCTTGTTATTCACAGCAAGTTAGATGCACCAGGTGCCGACGTCGAACCCGTAAGTGGTGCAACAGTTTCTGATATACCTGATTTGTTTGTTGCTGATCAAAACATCAAAGACAGTGTGGCTGGCGTACAACTTGATGAAAAGAATATTTCACAACTCAAACAGTTAAAAAGCAAGTACGGTTCACAAATTGATGCCCTGTTCAACCCTCAAGAGTTGCGCAACAGACGCATCAGCAATTTCCCTAAACTGTTCAAGCAATACATTAATACCAAAGTTCGTGCAGGCAACTACGATAACATGATCAAGGGCTTTGTTGACTGGGTAAGTGAAAAAGTGCCAACACAAGCACCACGCATGATTGAGTGGATGAAAGAAAACAGCCAAGGCACAGCGGCACTGGTAAACACCTTCCTACTGCTCAGTGCGGTAAAGAATGACCTGATACGCCAGTTAGATCAAAACGCACACGAAATTGAAGCAAGCATCAACGACGAGCCTGGACACGAAGGCTATGTAGGACAGGATTTAAAGTTTGTAGACAGAATGCGCTTCAGTCAAGCAAACTTTGCAAAGAACAATCCGGAACTGTAATGGAATTCATACGCGAACTCAATGAAAGCAGATTGTACAAACGTCTTGGACAAGTGGATGGACTTAGTGTTCATGACATTGCTGAAAGACTGTTTGAACATTTGTTAGCATTGCAGATTTTAGTTCACGAAGATCCTGCGTATGCAAAGGCACTTGCATCGCAAATACTTAAACAGCAACAGTTCAATGGTTTTAGAACCAGCCAAAGTGACTTATATAATCTCATTAACCTTGTTATAAATCAGGATCAATACAGTCATCTTATGACTACCGATGCTGGTATTGGTATTCCAGAACTAAGGCTAAGACGAAACTTGTATGATATAAAAAATGGTCGATACAATAACAATGATTACAGCGCACTAATGTATCTCATGCAACAACGGTTTGACAAGTTGCCGAGCAGTTTATTTGGTATCCGTCGTTTAGCAAGCGATTATAAAAACATGTCTCCATCTAATCGTGACAATTTGATCAAACGCCTACGTCTTCACATGCGAGAGCGCGGAATTCAAAGCGATCTTTTTCAAAAGCTACTTAGCATCAATCCATAGCCATATATTTTTACGTTTTTGTATAAATAAATGTAAGGACAACAAGTCCTACTATATTTAGGAGATATTAAAAATGGCAAGTTTTACTCGCTCAAACGGTGATGCACAACAAGTTATGCATATGGATACCGACAACGGTCATCCAAGTGGAGCTCTAACAGCAGACGCTCTTGTAAACTCAGCAGGTCCAGCTCTTGACTTTTTCGCTCTAGTAGTTGAAAATGGTTCAAACCAAGCAATTGACCTTCAGAACGAACTAGACGCAGGTGAAGGCGTTGAAGCTATTCTTCGTGAAATTCAACAGACTGCTACAGTTGCAGTTTACCAAGTTGAAGACGCAACTTCTGGACAAATCAGCCTAGCTGTTTATCCACAGGGTGCTTACACAGCAACTACACTTACCCAGGCTATTGTTGGTCTTGGTTCAAGTGTTGGTTCTAACACAATTGACGTATCTGGTTCACAGGCTACAGACGTAGGCTTCAAGCTAGCTACTTCATAAGTTTTTGTAACTTATACCGTAAAAACCCTAGTTTTCTTAACTGGGGTTTTTTTATGGCTTAAATACGGTCATGTTAGAAATCAATGAATTCAGCGTTCCCTTGTATGGGTTTGAATGGGAAGATGCTGACACGCACAAAGACCGACTGAAAGAAATTTGCCATCTACTTGAGCAGAACAACAGCACCAGTGGAGTTGCTCCGGGTGCAAAACATGGCTTGTACGAGAGTGCATTTAACTTTCTAAATCTTGAAGATCCAAGCGTAAAAGCCTTAGCTGATTTTGTCAATCAAAGCATATGGAAAAGTGCCAGCAAGGCCAATGAAGGCAAGTGGGACGCAGGTATGCAACTTGCTGTAAAAGTCCACGAAAGTTGGTGTCACATTTGCCGTCCTGGTGCTCATCATGACAAGCACATACATGGTAACAGCAGTTGGAGTTGCATCTACTATATTGATGTAGGCGACAGCAACAACGAAACCAAAAACGGGCTTACAAGATTTTACAATGCGTTGAACAGCAGTTACTTTGACATGGGCACAATGTGGATGACTGCAAAAAGCAGTATTGACATCAACAACAAGGATGGATTGTTGTTGGTATTTCCTAGTTTCATATACCACAGCCAACTTCCATACACCAGCGCAGATGATAAAAATCGTTATGTGGTAGCGGCAAACAGCAAAATTGTAGAGGTAAAAAAATGATTGAAATTGATGTAGCAGACAATTGGCTAAGTGAAGAGCAAGCCGAGGAAGTGTTTGTAAAAACAAGATATGCAAAAGGTTGGCATTTTGGACAGCGTAGTGTTAGCAATGGGCTTGGCTTTTGGATGCTGGACCTTGACGATGATCCACTGTTTACAGACACATTATTAAAACAAATTGAGAAAGACGCAGGCAAAAAATTTGAACTCAGCAGGGTGTACGCTAATGGACAAACCACTGGACTCTGTGGAAGTTTACATCAGGATGTAGTTGATGCACCAGAAGGCAAATACTACACTGTCTTATATTATGCAAATAAAAACTGGAATCCAGTATGGGGCGGAAATACTGTGTGGTTTGACAAAGACGGATTAGAAATACGTCAACAATATCCTACACCAAATACAGCAGTAATGTTTGATAGCAAAATACTACATGCTGGTATGGAACCAAGCCGTCATTGCACAGAACTTCGTGTAACAGTAGCATGGAAACTTAAGGTTGCAGACGCCTAAATACATTTATGAATCACCAGATCACGGTAAAACTTTATATCGGCGTCTAGTTGGCGAAACTCAGAGACATCTTATGAATGGCAAAACAGAAGTTATTACACAGTTTGATATTACGCCCACTGGCGTAAAAAGTTATAGACGCAACAGTGAGCTCAGTGATGCTGACTGGAACTATCAACGCAATCAACAACGAAACTTTGAGACTTTACTACAGTGCATTAGTCTTAGGTGTCAGCCAATGAACATTTCACCCGTAACAACTTTCTTCATTGAAGATCAGAAAGTATGGTGTTTTACGTTTGAAACAGAAATTGAAGCAATATTTTGGAAAGACAACGATCCTGTTGGCATACTTAAAAGTGATTGCGATGGAGTACCAATGATTGTAGGACTTGGTGAAACTTATAAGGATGGGTTTTTCCATCCTTACCTAATTACAGAAGGCATAAGTGCTAATATATCCTTCTCGGTTGTGTAAAATAAATACTTCATGAGCGTAGAAACCACAGCAATAGAAAAAAAGAGCCTTGAAAGCCATGTTGAGCTGTGCGCTGAACGTTATAAATTTATGGAAGCAAAACTTGAAACACTCGACGAAAAAATCACAGAGGTCGAAGGTGTTGTTAAAGAAGTGCACCAATGTGTACATAAACTTACAACCAGACGTAATGATCAAGTTATGCAATGGGGCGGCGGAATAATACTCACATTAGTAGGAGTAATAGGATGGCTTCTCGCAAATTACGTTCTATAAAAAACAAAAGGAAAGCCGCAGACAATCTTGCTAGGCTTGCACAAAAACATCTAATAGATAATCCTAATCTAATCATTGATACTGGCAATACCATCAGTGTGTTCGGCGTATATACTATTGTAAAAAAACTTGAAGAATACACCATATATAAAAATAAAGTAGAGCAAACCGTATTAGGCTCAGCTAAGAATGCTCTTAGCTGGTGTATATTTGACAAATATAAATTGGATTATCTCAAGCACACCATTATAGAATGCGATAAACAACTTTGTTATCGTAGAACGGAAATAAGCCATTATGTAAACTGTATAAAAAATAGCGCAGATAAGTTTCAAAAGGGTATTTTATTTGATCGTTTATATTATAGTAAAGACCGAGCATTACAAATAAAAAAACAATTAGATAAATGTGTTAATTTGGCTAAATACTGGCAACAAAAGGGATTCGAGAATGAAACTTCAAGACTTGGAATCAAGTAGCGTACAAAAATCACAAAAAGTTTTTGAAAGTTACTTTGAAAAGAAAATTGATCTTAGTGCTATCGATCAATCTCAGGCACTAAGCATGCTAAAAAAAGTAAGAGCAGCAATTGCAGAGCATCGCAATAGTAAAAATCTTCATACCAGTGAACGTAACCCAACATATCTTAAGGCTGTGTTTATGGAGCAGGCGTTGTCAAGTTATATTGCTGAAATGGATATGCCAATGGCAGTTGACATGAGTGATCCTAAAACCAAAGCCACACTCGACAAGGCCGCCAATGGACAAAATCTGACTCCAGACGAGCAAAAAACTGTAACTGCAATTGCTACATTGAAAAAAGAAAGCAAAAAGAAGAAGAAATACAGCAAAAAAGTGATGGAAAGCGAAATTCAACAGGCACAGGTTGTACTAGCGGCACAAGATATGGTTGATCGTGTTCAAGGCATGATTGAAGATATTACTGAAATGGAATACAAAGATCTTCCAGCATTAGTTGAAAGCATTCGCAATGAAGTTGGAACCAGTGAAGCACAAAGTTATCGCGAAACTGCAACTTCAAGTTTAGAAGGACTAGTAGAAGCTCTACAAAATGCAAAGGGACAACTCGAATCTGCCCAAGGCGTTTTAACAGGGCAAGAACCAGTTGTCCCAGGCGAAGGCGAGATGGATATGGACGTTGACGTAGATGGCGATACTGCTGATGTTGATGTTGATATTGAAGAACCAGCAGAAGAGCCAGGATCAGATCTAGAGGCAAGTCTCGGAAGAGCTCGTAGATAAATGCGCATCCAAGAATTCGCTGATACAGAAACGCAGAAGTTGTATGCAATCAGCGAATTCTTGCTTGGTCGTGCAGACGATACAGATACACAAAAAAGCATAAGCATACCAGCCTTCATTGGTATGGCTCGTAGTATCGGATTGAATCTTACAGATCAAAGTTTGCGCGACATAGCAACTAAACCTCCCCTAAATAAAATCATTGTCAACGTTACAGATGATAGTGTTATCTTTGCCGGAGCCGGCGAGGCCACTAAAGTTACAGACAAGATGACAGT